TGAGGGCGAAAGCGATCATGTGAAGCTCTCGCGCGTGCGCTACAACATCACGCTGCGTTCTGCCCCCATCGGCGCCCCATCCCGCCCGAAAGCCGAACAGCGCTTTGTCGAAGGGCCGCGAATCTACCGCATCCATGCGGTGGTGGAGAGCGACACCAGCGGCAAATTCTTGCTTTGCAAAGCCAGCGAGGAGCTTGCCACATGACCTATGCCGTTTCAGATGCGCTGCAGCAGGCAGTCTATCAAGCCTTGATCGCCGATCCAGCTGTGACCGCCTTGGTGGGTTCAGACATCTATGATGCCCTGCCAACGGGGGGCGTGCCGATCACCTATGTCAGCCTCGGCCCGGAAGAGGTTCAGGAGGCTTCAGATAAGGACGGGGCAGGCGCGCGCCATGAGCTGACAATCTCGGTGGTGACGGACACCAGCGGATTTCAACTGGCCAAACAGGTGGCCGGGGCGATTTGTGATGCTCTGATTGACGCGCAATTGAGCCTCAACCGTGGGCATTTGGTCGGGCTTTGGTTTTTACGCGCTAAAGCCGCGCGCTCAAACAGCGGCACCTCACGGCGCATTGACCTGACGTTTCGCGCTCGGGTGCAGGATATTTAATTTCAAACAGGAGACAGACCAATGGTTGCTCAAAATGGTAAAGATTTACTCATCAAAATCGACATGAACAGCGCGGGGCAGTTTTCGACCGTCGCTGGTCTGCGCGCGACGCGCATCAGTTTCAACTCAGAGGCCGTCGATGTCACCAATCTGGACAGCAGCGCCGGTTGGCGCGAATTGCTGGCCGGTGCCGGGGTGAAATCCGCCAGCATCTCTGGCTCTGGGGTGTTCAAAGACGAAGGGTCAGATGCCCGTATACGGGAAATTTTCTTTGATGCGGAAAATCCAGAGTTTCAGGTGGTTGTGCCAGATTTCGGCCTCATTGAGGGGCGGTTCCAAGTGACCTCTTTGGAATATGCCGGCACGCATAATGGCGAGGTGACCTATGAGCTGTCACTGGCATCCGCCGGTGAGCTGGCCTTCACTGCACTATGAGCGCCAATCCTTTTGCCGGCGAAGTGGTTTTGCAGCTGGATGGGCAAGAGCATCGCTGCAAGCTCACGTTGGGCGCTTTGGCGGAGCTGGAAACCACGCTTGAGGCAGGTACGCTGATCGCTTTGATTTTGCGGTTCGAAAGCGAGGCGTTTTCGGCCTCCGATATATTCCAAGTGATCTATGCCGGTCTGCGCGGTGGCGGCTGGCGCGGTCGGGCTGAGGATTTGATCACGGCCGATATTGGTGGTGGTCCCGTTGAGGCGGCCAGGGTGGCGGCGCAATTGTTGCATGTCGCCTTCACGCCGCCGGGTGCGGAGTGATGCTTGCCTGGGGCGAAATGCTGCGCTTGGGGCTGCATCAATTGCAGCTGAAACCTGCTGAATTTTGGGCGCTGACCCCAGTGGAATTTCTCATGATGCTGGGCCTGACGGAAGGTCCTAGCGCGCTGACGCGCGACGGTCTGAGCCGTTTGATGGCGCAATTTCCTGATGAGGAGAAAGAAGGGATAAATGTCTGAATTTGATGATCTAAGTGAGGAATTTTCCAGCCTAAACGGCGAGATGGAAGAGGCAAGGCAGATGGTTGCGAGCTTTCGCAAAGAGATGGGCCAGTTGCAAACTGCGGTGGCGCGTAGTGGCAATGATGTCACCCTCTTAGAGCGCGGCCTGTCCAAAGGGCTGCGCCGTGCTTTCGATGGCCTTGCTTTGCAAGGCGCGAGCCTTTCTGGCGTGATGCGCGATTTGGCCCAGAGCGTTGCTGCCACAGCGTATAATGCTGCGATGAAGCCGGTCACCGATCACTTTGGCTCCGCTCTGGCGCAGGGGATGAGCGGGTTTATGCAAAATCTTTTGCCCTTCCAAGCCGGCGGGGTCATCAGCCAGGGTCGGATCACCCCTTTCGCCAAAGGCGGCGTTATAGATGGGGCCAGCCTCTTTGCCATGCGCGGCGGCGCCGGATTGATGGGGGAGGCGGGACCAGAGGCCATCATGCCTCTGAAACGCGGCGCGGATGGCCGTTTGGGTGTGGCGGCGACGCAGGCCGCGCCGGTTCAGGTGACGATGAATATTTCCACCCCTGACGCGGCCAGTTTCCAACGCAGTCAATCGCAAATTGCCGCGCAAATGAGCCGGGCGCTGCACATGGGCCGGCGCAATTCGTAAGGAGCATGTCATGTCATTTGACGAAATTAGATTTCCCACAAGCCTCAGCTTTGGCGCCTCTGGCGGTCCGGAGCGGCGCACAGATATTGTCACCCTGGCCAATGGGTTTGAAGAGCGCAATAGCCCCTGGCAACATTCGCGCCGGCGCTATAATGCAGGCGTGGCCTTGCGCTCTTTAAGCGATATTGAACAGGTGATTGCCTTTTTTGAAGCGCGGCGTGGTCAGCTCACGGGCTTTCGTTGGAAAGATTGGGCCGATTACAAATCTTGCGCCTCTGATCGCGCCATCTCAGCCACCGATCAGCTGCTGGGCATTGGGGATGGGTATGAGACCCAGTTCCAACTGCGCAAAACTTACCTGTCCGGCGCCGCGCGCTATGAGCGCCCGATCACCAAACCGGTTTGGGGCTCTGTCATCGTGGCCGTGGGGCAGGTGCCACAGCAAGACACCATTGATTTTGAAGTCGATACCGCCAGTGGCGTGGTCACATTCTCCCATCCGCCTGATGAATTTGCCGAGGTCACAGCTGGTTATGAATTCGACGTGCCTGTGCGCTTTGATACCGATCAAATCGTCACCTCTGTGGCCAATTTCAATGCGGGTGAAGTGCCCAATGCACCGGTGGTTGAGGTGCGGGTATGAGCCTCTCTGCGCTTGATATACATTTGCAAACCGGGGCCACCACCGTGGCGCGCGCCTGGAGCATTACGCGCCGCGACGGGCTCCAGCTGGGGTTCACTGACCATGACCTGCCACTGGCCTTTGACGGCCTGAGCTTTCGGCCCCAAACGGGCATGACAGCACGCGCGCTGACGCAGAGCTCTGGGCTGGCGGTGGACAATAGCGAGGCATTGGGCGTGCTGAGCGATGCGCGGATCAGCGAGGCAGATATTAACGCTGGGCTTTATGATGGGGCTGACGTGACGATCTGGTTGGTCAATTGGCAAGATGTGACCGCGCGCAAGGTTTTGTTCAAAGGACATTTGGGCGAAATTCGCCGCAGTGGCATCGGCTTTGAAGCGGAATTGCGCGGGCTTACCGAAGCGCTGAACCAGCCCCAAGGCCGGGTCTTTCAAAGTCAATGTGCTGCGGTGTTGGGCAATGCGGCTTGTGGTTTGGATCTGACAGATCCGGCCTTTGCCAGCCAACGCGCGATAGAGGTCATCACAGACCGCCAACGGCTGCAATGGTCAGATTTCAGCGGTTATGACAGCGGTTGGTTCACCGGTGGGCGCTTGCAGGTTTTGGATGGGGCTGGACGGTCGTTATCGGCTTGGATCAAGGCCGATTATGAGCAGGGCGGGGCGCGGGTTATGGATCTTTGGGAGCCTTTGCGGGCTGAGGTTCGCACCGGTGATCAGGTGTTGCTGCAGGCCGGATGCGATAAGACCTCTGCGACCTGTGCGGAAAAGTTTAACAATATCGTCAATTTTCAGGGGTTTCCTGATGTTCCGGGCGAGGATTGGTTCATCTCTGTGCCCGCATCAAGCGGGCAAAACGACGGGGGCGCATTGTCATGAGCGATGCCATTGTGCAAGCCGCACGGCGCTGGATTGGCACGCCCTATCAACACCAGCAGAGCCAATATGGGGTTGGAACCGATTGTTTGGGCCTGATCCGGGGACTATGGCGCGAGGTCATCGGTCCCGAGCCAGAGGTTGTTCCTTCGTATTCGCGCGACTGGGGCGAGACGGGCGCGGAGGAAATTCTTCAACTGGCCACGATGCGACATCTGATCGCAAAATCACTGGCTGAGCCGGCCCTCGGCGATGTCATATTGTTTCGCATGCGCCGGGGCTGCATTGCCAAGCACCTAGGTGTGCAGGTTCAAATCGGGGCGGCACCGAGCTTTGTACACGCCTATAGTGGGCATTGCGTGACCGAAAGCCCTCTCAGTCAAGCCTGGGCCCGCAAGATCGTCGCCCGCTTTCAGTTCCCATTGGAAAGGTAAATATCATGGCAACTTTGGTACTTTCTGCGGCCGGCATGGCCCTTGGTGGATCAATTGGTGGCACCGTTGCCGGGCTGTCCATGGCTGCGATTGGGCGCACGGCAGGTGCGGCGATTGGCCAAAGCATTGACCAAAAGCTGCTCGGCAGCGGGTCGCAGGCTGTGCAAACCGGCCGCATTGATCGCTTCCGCCTGACGGGGGCCAATCAAGGCGCTGCTATGGGGCAGGTCTTCGGCAGGATGCGTATCGGGGGCCATGTGATTTGGGCCACCCGCTTTCTTGAACATGTCGCCCAATCTGGCGGCAGCGGCAAAGGAAGCAGCAGCGCCCCTTCGGTGACCCGCTACAGCTATTCAGTATCCCTTGCCATCGCCCTATGTGAGGGGGAAATTACCCATGTGGGCCGCATTTGGGCCGATGGGGTAGAGGTGCCGCGCGACACTTTGAACATGCGGGTCTATCCTGGTTCGGCC